CGGAATTCTTTGCACGCATTCAACACATTCTGAAACATGAATCTGTGGAGTTTGATAAGTCTTCTCTTGTGGAATTCATTATGAAATTCTTCCCCGATTTTCGGCGCACTATCGGTGAACTGCAACGCTATTCGACGTTTGGGAAGATCGATGTGGGGATTCTTGCACAACTGAGTGATGCAGATGTCACAGAGATTGTCAAATATCTGAAGGACAAGGACTTTGGTTCACTCAGAAGATGGGTCGGAACACACGATATCGAATCTTCGACATTCTTCCGCAAGCTTTATGATAACTTAACAACTTTCTTGAAACCCGAATCAGTACCCCAGGCGGTACTTCTGATTGCAGACTATCAGTACAAGAGCGCATTTGTTGCAGATCACCAAATAAACCTCACTGCTCTGCTAGTGGAACTCATGGCTACTTGTGATTTTCTATGACACCCTACGATTTTGTTAAAGAAATTCAGTTCGGAAAAAACGACATCATGACGGACTCTCTTGCAGAGAAGGAGTATGTGCCGTTTGTCATAAATCGGGCGCTCTCGTATGAATATGATTGTGTGATGCAAGCGAATGAGATGAACAGAAGGCATCATCTGGACAAGGTACTCCAATTTCACTATTTACTCTGCACAGTCCGTTCCCGTAGACGTGCGTTCCAGAAATGGGCAAAGCCAGTGGGAAATGATGACCTTGAAACGGTAAAAGAGTTTTATCACTTCTCTGATAAAAAAGCCATCACAGCACTGAAAATCCTCTCCGAGGATCAAATCAAGTGTATCAAACAAGCCTTGGACAAAGGTGGACTTACAGGAAAGCATAAATAACTTGCACTCACCTAACACTATGAGGTTATTATGCTCGACTTATCTACCTGTGTGGAAATCTCCCTCAAAACCCCCGATGATTTCCTTAAGGTCCGTGAAACACTCTCCCGCATTGGAATTGCCTCACGGAAGGACAATTTGTTGTTCCAATCCTGTCATATCCTCCATAAACGACAACGATATTACATACTTCACTTCAAACATTTATTTGCTCTTGATGGGAAGCCCACGGACATATCAGATGATGATGTTGCAAGAACGAATACCATTGCCCGTCTTCTTGCTGATTGGGGACTCCTGACCATCTTGAATCCCTCTGTAATGGTCAATATTGCTCCTCTCCATCAGATCAAGATTCTCACACACAAAGAAAAGGGCTCCTGGACATTAGTACCAAAATACACGATTGGAAAGAAACAACCCCCACACACTTGACTTTTCTGAAATATTATGATACAATTTCCCCACTAATACGAGGTCGCTTATATCGTCAGTAAAAAGGTGCTGTGTCTCAACACAATCTCCTCCACTAAAAAGGAATGATGCACCACAAGAAGGCATCTCAGGCGTAGACAAACAAGTATCCCTGATGATGCTGAAATAGTGAGCAGGCTCTCCATAACTGGAAACCTGTGAGGTTCATAAATCGAAAACACCGACTTATGAAACTGCGTTACTCATGAGAATGAGAAGGACACTCTTAATCGGGGAGACCGCTAACCTGCCCCGTCTGTATAGCAGAGAGTGGTGTTGACACGCCAATCCTTTTTTGATAGCAAAGTTTTGCCCATTTGAGACCAAGCGGATTATAAGCTCCTGAAAAAGAAACTCGTTTCCGAACGAGCGAACCCCGTGAGCGTAAGTTTCCTGTAGTTCCCTAAGTTTCCTGTAGTGTCACTTGCGAACTTTGTTCGCGTTCGGAAACGATCCTCTATAAATAATGTCTAAAATCTAGGGGATGTATAATTTGCCACGGCATCACTGCATACCTAAACATGAATGGTTAGAACGTTTTGGTAACCTTAAAGGTGTCAATGCAAAAGACAATATATGTAATCTCACAGTCGCTCAGCACTCAGAAGTCCATTTACTCCTCTATGAATTGAATCATAATGAATATGACCTTATTGCTCACCAAGCCTGTGCAGGGATTCTCCTAAAACGCAAAACTCAACAAGAGAAGAAACTGAATCCTCCAAAGCGAAAGAAAAAACATTTACGTCGCAAAAATAGTTGGCATATATAGCAGTAGGAGCTTATGAACTATGAAGATCACAACTAAAATTCTCTCCTTCATCCATAACTATTGGATGAATCCGAGTAATCGAGTCATAATCAAGCACCCCGACTGTAAACGTGGACACTATCACGATGCAGATTATATCATGATGTTTGTAATGTTCCAGATGGTTGTGAACTTTATTGAAATTGAATGTGGTGCACTTTTACCAAACCAGTGTTTCGAAACCGGATGGAAGAAATGGTTCCGAAGGGTTTCAAATTTACCATTGCTCCACTGGTTCATCATGCCTCCCCGTAATGCTCTGCGTGGTTTGTTTTATCTTAAATGGGAGATGAGTCTTAAGGATCACCCAAGACAAGCGCAATGTGCAAAAGAACTCTTCCTGCTCTATAAATTTTGGAAGCACACTCGACCCCGACGAGAAGAACCTTTTGCGGAAGCGTATACTTTCACTGATGAAGAAGAGGGGATAGGGAAGAAATTTGGAGGGTGTTCTCTTCGTTATTCCGCGTTTCTGAAGAGGTCGGGAGATTTGGAAGAACAACAGGATCAAGAAGACCAAGAGATGTTGGTGAAACTGATTAACATTCGAAGAAGTTTATGGACATAACAGGAGAACAACATGAATCAATTGTCGGAGCATTTTAGCCTGAGTGAATTGACACGCTCAGATACCGCGGTACGTTTAGAAATCGACAATACCCCATCAGAGAAATATATTGACAATCTCAAGCTGTTGTGTCATAATATTCTGGAACCTGTTAGACGTGTATGGGGGCCTGTTCGTGTAAATTCAGGTTATCGAAGTCTGAGTTTGAACATGTCGATAAATCCCTTCACGTCAACAATTAACAATCTATCTAAACATTGTACAGGAGAGGCGGTTGACTTTGAGGTTGAAGGGGTGGGGAATGCGGAGCTTGCTCAGTGGTGTGTGGAAAACCTCCCAATTTGGGACCAAATTATTCTGGAGTTCTATACACCAGGAACACTGAATTCTGGATGGGTGCATGGTGGTTTTGTTAAGGTTGGGAATCGAAGAGATGTGTTTACTGCCGTGAAAGATAATGGAAGAACAGTCTATAAGGTGGGAATTTTGAATAAGTTCTAAATAGGGACAGAGGGGTTAGTGTAGTATAACTCGTGGGGGGTGTGTTGTATGAAACGAATCGTATTAGCTTTCATTTTGTGCTTTGTTCCTATGATCTCATATGCCCAAACAGCAGAATTGTCTTGGACTCCAAATAGTGAAACTGATTTGGCGGGTTACAAAGTCTACCGGGGGAATGGTGTGTGCGCGATTGGAGCATTACAGCCATTGATTGTGAATAATGTCCCTGTAACTGTACTTGTTCCATCCTTCACCTATAGTGACACAACCGTTCCGAAGTTTGATGGGGATTTGTGCTATGAAGTAACTTCTTTTGATATAGCCGGAAATGAATCTCTCCATAGTATCAGAGCAACAAAAACAGTGAATCTAGTCCCTCCATCTGTCCCTGTTGGATTGAATATAGTCGTAAAACCTTAGAGCAGAGGTTCCTCTATGAAGAAGATCATCATTTTGTTATGTGTGTTGCTTGTAGTGATTTTTACTTCACAACCATATGCTGAATCTGCCAACAAGACACAAATTAGTGCGGAACTGTCTTGGACTCCAAATAGTGAACCTGATTTAGTGGGCTATAAAGTCTATCGCTCAAAAATTTCAGGAAATCATGTTGTGGGTGCATTCTTAAAGAAGATTTCTTGTGCCCCCAACAATACGAACTGTTCCAGATTCATCGATTTCGCAGCTAGGGGAAAGACATTTTACTATGTCGTCAGCGCGTTTGATAGCAACGGGAATGAAAGTGTTTTCTCAAAGGAAGTAGTTGCGACCTATTGATTAAGGAGGTTGATTATGGATGATGCCGCAGAGGATGTGAGAGAGTTTCAAGAGCGAGTGGGGCATGTGGATGGAGCATTGGTGTTCAGTACTCCAGAAATTCAAGACCTGTATCATACGTTCGTGGAAGAAGAGTATAAGGAATTTATGGATGCCACGGATAGTGACGCCCATAAGTTGCAGGAAGCGATGGACTTGATTTGGGTGACATTAGGATATTGTAACTCTCGTGGGTGGGATGTCACTGGGGCATGGGACGAATTGTTCCGTTCCAATATGTCCAAACTCCAGGTTGACGGAGTGACGGGGAAACTCAAACGCCGGGATGATGGAAAGATTCTCAAACCAGAAAATTGGCAGAAGCCAAATTTCGAGCCTTTTGTGAACGGCTGTCCGTTCTCCTCAACGTTCTCGCTGTGTCGATGTTTACGGAATCGAGTAGAATGAAACAAGGACGTACAATTCTGAGCGGAAAAATAGTTCACCTTATCAAGGAGGTTTTGTTATGAGTGTGAAGCTTATTGTGTTCAATAATGGATTGCAGATTGTAGGAGATGTCGTCGGTAAGGATGTGGAGGCTGGAAAGGTTGTGGTTGAAAAGCCAGTGCAGGTCATCATGGCGCCATCAAAGGATAGGGGGGGGAATGATTCGGCAACACTAGGGTTTGCCCCCTTTCTTCAGTACAGCGTCCAGTGGAAAACGGGAATTCCGTTTACTGTTGCAGATATACTTACTGTTGTCGATCCCCTGAACGAATTGGTCAGTTCCTATAATAGTACATTTGGTTCAGGAATCATTCTTCCACCTGGGATTCAGTCATCATAGAAGTTGACATACCTTCCGAAGTGTGATATCCTATTCTCTCATATGGATTCACAATGGGGGGGATTGAAGTATGAAGTTCTATACGAATGTCGCATGTCAGGACGATCACATCTACTATCGTGGAGTAGAGGATGGACGGCGAATTCACCGTAAGAAGGTGTATTCGCCGACCCTTTTTATTCCTGCGAGTCCTGCTTCAACACCCACTGGCTGGAAAGATTTACAGGGCAATCCTGTGGATGAGATTTCCTTTCCTAGCATTGCGAAATGCCGAGAGTATCTGAAGAAATACGAGGACGTGTTCTCGATATTCGGGAATACAAATTATGAGTTTCGGTTCATTGCTGATGAGCACCCCGAAGAACTCTTGGAGTATGATGCTTCACAAATTGTGACTGCGTTTATCGACATCGAAGTTGATACTGAATTCGGTATGCCGATTGTGGACACTGCAAAGAATCCTGTCACTGCTATCACTCTCAAATTCTCCAATGATCCAAAGTATTATGCGTTTGGATGCAAGTCCTTTACTCCCCATCGTCCTGATGTCATGTACATACATTGTACAAGCGAAGTCGAACTCCTCACATGTTTCATGGAACTGTGGTCAGAGAAGTCTCCTGATATCGTGACGGGTT